AGGTGTAGCAGCAATATTAGGAGTTATTTCCTTGTCAGCAATAACTACTCTAGTATCTTGACTCTGTGGTGCTAGAATCTGGAATGTGGGATTGTTTAGAATCGCATCATCAACATATTTTTTATTTGGCAATACGTCATCAACACTTCCTGGTACCGCAGCTTCTCTGGCAAGTATCTGTGCTTCGTAAGTAGTTGTACCAAAAACTTTTACCAACCCTGTGCCTGTGCCTATCAAGGTAAGGTCGCCGTCGTCAGTGGTACTGTTAGTTAGTATTTGTTTAAGTCTAAGACTGCTGGCATCAAAATTAAAAGGTCCTGGTGCTGACCCATGTGCTAGAATCCATGAGTCAGAGCTTTCGTCATAGAGAAAGCTGGCGTTGTTCTGCGGAGTTACTGCAGAAGTGTCACCTCGTTGAATTTCAATACCTGAATATATAAGCGACACGCCTGGACCAACTTCTCCAGTGTTCAATGATATAATATTGTCTTCTATGTTTACGTTTGTGGTATTTATATTAAAGGTATTACCTTCTACTACTAGATCGCCAGTTACTCTCACTGACCCACCAGAAGCAGCAGGACCAGTGTCAAGAATGATCTTGGCACCGTCTGCTGTTTTTATATTATAGTCACCGTTGACTCTGAGAAACTGACCCATTTACGATCCTAGATTACAGTGCTACTAGTAAAATATCATCAGATGAAGAATCGTCTGCTAGAGACCACTTATAACGAGCACCGGCAAAATCAGTAGCGATACGTTTGTTTAATTTCTGCAATCTTCTTTTATTCGTAGCATCGTTGTTGTCAGCAGCCACACGACCTGACATCACCATTTCGCCTGTTGATAAGTCGCCACTTTCTTTATTGACTAGTCTACATTGTGCTGTTGCATTGTCTGATTTATCTTGTACTTTATATGACCTTGCACCTTTTTGTTTGACGATAAACACGTCATCTCTTATTGTACCACCGATGTTAGCCACGACTCTAATACCAACGCTAGTGGTTGTGTAATCTCCGAATATCACTACACCATTTACATCTCTTTTTACTGGACGTCCCATTTGTTTCTCCTTGTGTTTGACGTTCTAGGTCATACGCGGCGGGTACCGCATAATAAATTCTAGATACTTTATTTATCCGCGGCTCAATAGACTCATCAGTTCCATTTTTTCAACAGTGGCTAATACAGTGTTGATAGTGTTGATTTCTTGTTGTGCTCGTTCTAGATAGCTGCGATTTTTGGTCTGTCTGTACATGACCATTATTTTACTGTGCGCAGTAATGTGTTGATTTATTATTTTTTCAATGCGGTGTACATCATGAACAAACATCGGAAAGCGTCTACGCCACACTGAAAATTGCTGTGTCAGTTCGGTAAAATCTTTATCAGTTTCTACTTTCATCCTGATATTTAAGTCAAACAAAAAGGCTCCGAAGAGCCTTTTTGAACTTGCGTTATACGTATTACTGATTAAGCAAAACGTAGGTTAGCGGATGTTACAGCAACAGTCGCTAGGTAGTCACCTGCATTACCTAGAGAAGAAGCTGTGTTTGTCAACTCAACATAACCATAACGTGTCATGAATGACACGACTGGTTCAAAAGTTGCTGGATCCAGCACAACACCACTGCTCATCAATGGAATGTATGGGCAATAGAATGCTGCTGCGTCAGACTCTGAAGAACCTTTGTAACCAATCAATACGCGATCGTCTTCAGCATATGCATTTACATACACTTTCATTGCAGAATTCAATGTACCAACAAACTTGGTGTTTGTAGGTGCTTCGAATGTGCCTTCTGTTGTACGAGCAAATGCACTTGTTGTAGCAGACTGTAGCAGTGTTAGAACTGTTGGCGATACAACTGCCCAGTTACCAGCACCACGACGTGTACGCTGAGCGATCAAGTTAGCAGCACGGTTGATTTGAACAGCTAAAGCAGCGTGTTCGTCACCAACGAATGTAGCAGTACCAGATACAGCAGCTTGGTCATAGGTCAACACTGTCGAAGACAATGTAAACAGACTACGAATAACTTCTTGGTCGATCTCAGCTGTGATCTCTTGTGCAAGAGCAGCCATGATTTCTGCTTCGATGTCAATGCCTTGTTGGGCTTGTGCATCTTGAGCAGCTTCAAAAGTCCAGCGAGCTGACAATTTACGTGTCTTAGCTTCAACTGTTTGTTTCAAGATCTGAATGCTTAGTTTGTTACCAGCAACACCTTCTAGCGCTGATGTAGCTGCTGGCTTACCAGTAGTAGCACCGGAATAACCTTCTGCAATCTTGAATGGGCTAAGTGCCTCTTCACCAGCTGTTGTAGAACCACCGGCTGAACCTGTAAAGGTATCAGAGTAGCGAACACGCAGAGTGTGAATCTGTCCAACTGGGCCTGTCATTGGTTGTACACCAACGAGTTCATTAGCAATGACCGTGGGCATTACACGTCTGATCACAGGTAGGATCACACGATTTAGTGTTGCAACGTTACCGGCGGATGTAGCACCAGCGGTGGCACTTTCTGCGAGATACTTGCGGGTATTCTCTAGAGTGGTTGCCATTACTGAACGCTTGTTACCTTGAAGACCTTCTAACAGTGCCTCTTTGGTTTCCGACCAGCGTGACTCGAGTAATTGTGACATTATAGTTCTCCTTAAACTTTTAGTCCCGCAAGCCTGCGGATGTCAAATATCTCAGCGGTTTTTTCTTCTTTACCGCTGGATTGTGGTGCCTGTTTATCGCCTGTGATTTCTTTGCCTTCGGATAGTACTTTCTTCGCCGGTGCACCACCATTCATTACTGCTGGTAGGTATTTGTCGAAAGCTGTACGTAGCTTTTCTGTTTGTGTTGATTCGAGCAGACTTTTCATGACTTCACGTTTGTCACCAGTCAACGGTCCTAGCAATTCGCTCATAACTTCTTTGCGTTGGTTGTTTTCTTTGATAATACGTAGTTCACGATCTTTCTGTGCTACTTGTTCTTGTGATTCTGCAACAATCTTCACTGCTTCTTCTAATTCGGCTTCTCTAGTAAGCATAACTTTAAGAAGTTTTGCTGTTTCAGATTTCTCATTTAGATGACTTGCAGCGTACTCGCTTGCAAATGATTCAAAAATTCTGCGACCAAAGTCATTTCTACGAGCTGATTCAATGTCTTCCTTGAGCTGAGTCATTTCAGAACGTAGTCCATTCTGCACTGTCTCTGCTACTTTTGCGGAAGCTGCTGTGATAAATCCTTTCTTGAGATTGTCAAACTTGGCTCTGCTTTCGCGTACTAATTTTACTTTAGTTTCGGCCAGGTCTTTCTTATCTGTGTGGAATTCTGCGATTTCTTTCGCCAGTGCATCCACGATAAAAGATTCTAATTTAGCAACATTGTCTGCAACTGTTTTGCGATCTTCGTGTAGTTCTGCCAATTCTTTATTGAGATTATTAAAGATAAATGATTCCATTGCTTTGGAATCGTCTTTCATTTTCTTAGCGTACTTGGCACGGGCTTCGATAAGTCCTTGGCGATCTTCTGCCAATTCACCTAACTCTGCCTGTAAGCGGTCTGTTAGCATAGCTTCTACAGCTTCTACCATTGCGCCTTTGTCATGCTCATACTTCTGAGCAAATTCTTCACGTAGTTCAGCAGTTACTTGATCACGGTTTTCTTGAAGTCTACTTTGCCAAGCAGAGTCAATTTCCGATTTGATTTCTTCGGAAATCACATTGTTTTCAAACAATTGTTTTACGATGTCTAGCATGTGATTCTCCTACTGTTATTTGAGGCCTGAAATGATTTTTTTCAGACTCTCTGCTAAGTACTTCTGTGCCTGTGGGTCGCCTTGGACTTCTTTTGCTATTTGAAATGCCTGATAACCGCCTGTGTTATTCATTAAATGTTCGTACACTGGAGTTGGATATGCTCCCGGGGCGCTGGGTTGAGCTACAATATCAACTGTGATAATTTCAAAACCTTTGACATTACCACTGTCGTCAACATCGCCTGAACCTCTGCTTGATACTCCCAACTTCACTCCCGACTGCAACATGGTCTGTACTAGCTGACCCATTGGAGTTGGGATTATTTTAAGTTTTCCGTAGCCGTTAGGACCGTCCATCCACATCTTGGTAATCATATGACTAACACGATCTAGATTGATTTTTAAATCCTGTGGGTGATCTAATTCTCCGCAAACTGAGTATCCGCCAGAGATCTGTTCGTTGAGCGTTTTGACAGCCCTGCCAATTTCTTGAGAAGAATAAACACGTTGATTTGCATTGCGGATATCTCCCTGAATGCAAATACCGTTTAAATGCAGCGACTTGTTACCGTCGCTACCTTCTTCGCTCTCCAAGACAATCTTAGCCTGATCATAACTCAATTGTTCACTGAGATAGTTTTTCACCTTGCTGTCCTATTATCTACGACCACGGAAAAGACCTGCGGCGCTCTTGTCAGCTGTTTCTTTAGCACCAGCTTTTTCAGCACCGTGTCCTGGTTCTTTTGTAGAGAACGCATTACCGTTCTTAGCACCAGGAACATTTACGTTGCCCATATTATCTACTTTAGGCTTGTTACCTGCTAGGCCGCCTGTTGTACCTTTGTCGCTGGTATCTTCCATACCAAACTTCAAAGATGCGCCGCCCATGTCATTTTTGCTGAACTTCAATCCACCTGCAGAACCGTCAGCTTTTTCAGCTTGACCTTTCTTTTCTGCGCCGTGACCTGCTGGAACTTTCTCAACATATTCACGTACAGTTGCAAGATCAAAATCATCTTTCATTTTGTCGTCCATGCCGCCCATGTTATCGTCGCCCATGTCATCGTCGCCCATGTCGCCACCGCCTTTGAGTTCATCAAATTTGGCCTGTAGTTCATCAACGATGCTATCTAGGTCTTGGAATAGTTCTTCTTCGGACTTTTCCGCCATGTCGTCATCGCCCATTTCTAGATCACCTTCTAGGTCGTCACCCATATCTGGAGTATCGCCCATTGGGGACATTTTATCATCGCCTTCTTGGGCAAATTCTTCAAATTCTTCGTCGACTTTTTTGCCGTCTTCGCCGTCTTCTTCTTTTTCTTCTTCTTCAGCAATTTCGCTGTCGATTAAAGATTCGTAGATTTCACGTGATGCTGTAACCACGTACTCGTGGAACAGTTCTTCTGCTTTAGCTTGATCGTCGTTGACCAAATGCTCCAGCATTTGTTGTAATAGTTTATTATCGGCCATAGTTTATCTCCTCAAATGGTATGGGCTGTTGTTTATTTAACACACATATTACAAAATGATGTTAAATGGTAGTTTTTTGATTGATTTGGTTTGAATATATAGTATCAGGAAAACTTCTACTGAATTCATCATAGGTGATATGACAGAGATTGGTCAAGGTAGGACCCAGTTTATCTGGTATGAATGCTCCAGGTTGGATAACCCGGAAAAATTGTGTGTGACGGAATTCCTTGATTACTTTTTCAGTTTGGCTTAGCCAATTTCCATGATATGTGGCAGCATCTGTGCTTTTCTTATAGTTAAATGTGTTGGCATAGATGTTGTTGAACTTGCCATCTAATCCCTGATAATCAAATCCAAAAATGTATATGGTCCTGTGTTCTTGTGTGGCTGCAAACCACAGAGCTGTGGGACCTGAGCTCCAGCCTTTATGCGGACTGAAAAAATTCACGCCATGCTTGGTTTGTATGCCTTTGTTGGGATTTGTCCACAGCTGGTGCTTTTTGTGATAGCCAGCTTCGATGATTTCATTGACCATTTTCACATCTACAGCTATCAAATAATTCGGTTCGAACTCGCGATACTGTGCATTACAGCCATAGGTTATGCCTTTGTTGGTAAGAGATCGTAGGTTTAAGCACTGTCGGCTTATGCCATTTCCTATGACAAACGCAGGATTATTGTGCAGGTGCTGCTTCTTCGCCAACTGGAGTTCCATACATTTGTCTTATAAATTCCAGTTCAGATTTCTGCTCTAATTGATGAGATTCGCTTTGCAGTCTCAATTTATTAATTTGACGCAGTGTAAGACGTATTTTTCTAGTATCTTTTTTGTCAATGATACTGCTGTCTTTGCTGGAATCGTATCTACGATCTTGAGCAAAGTCGTTGTTTTTTTCATTGAAGTAAAAAAATTCGTTGAGAAGCATAATGTATTTATTACTGAACTGGTGCTGCTGGTGCTTCTGCAGCAGCTGGAGCTTCTGCCGCAGCAGCCATGTCTAACGGTGCTTCGGCTTCCTGACTTCCAACATCTGCAGCCATGCCCCCTGGTGTTACACCCATACCTCTTAATTCGCTTTGCGCATCCAAAGACGGTCTAAGATTAGCACCGTTTTCTTCACGCCACATTCTTTCGTTTTCTTTGACTTCATCTTCGGTCATGCCTAGGAAGCGTTTCATAGCAAAACGTTTGCTGAGATGTGGGATCGCTACCACTGCTGCAAATGTAGATGCTCGAGCTGTGTCTAGTTCTGATTGACGATATGCAGCAAAGTTCTGTGGCTGATTGAACTTGAGTTCGAATAAACTGTTGTCGATGTTCACGCCTTGATCATTGAGCCACAGTTTAAATTCGAGGTCAAATGTTTCAACTATGATGCTCTGTAGACGTTTGCAGTATTCATTGAATCTCAATTCTTGTATATAAGCTGTGCCTACTTTACCGTCGCTGACAGTGTTGGCCTGCTCATCAATTGCTGTTGGCAAATAGCTTGCTGGAATACGTAGAGCACGGAACAGCTTGTTGGTAAAATAACGCAGGTCAGTGATCTCACCTAGGTTAGTACCGCCTGGTAGCGTTTCAACCTTGCTTCCACGACCTTCTGCTGTCTGCGGAAAAAAGTAATCTTCGTTTACACTTAGAGGATTATAACTGGCGTCTATGACGTTGGCTCCGCCACCTGTTGAGCTAGGAATACGTCTTTGTTGAATCTCGTTTTTTACACGCTCAACAAAGCTCATAGCCATGTGTGCCGGCATATTTCCAACGTCTACATAGAAAATACGTCTTTCTGGAGCACGTTGTATACGATAGATAATAATAGCGTCTTCAAGTAATTCTTTCTGCTTGTAGACTTTGAACACTGATTCTAATAGACTGTTGCCAAAAGGATAGTTATTGTCCAGTCCTTCTGACAATGAAAGATGAATCACATGCTTGGCATCTACTGTGATTTCGTTGGTCTGATTATGAAATCTTGTGCCCACTGAACGAGCTGCATCACCTGCAAACCCTCTAGCATGACCGCCACCTGACGTATATGAACTTGTACCGCTGGGCGCTGTATTTGTGGTGTTGTGTGGTGTAGTGGCTATGAGCTCTTTGAAGTTGAAGTTGATGTCACGGATCACATACTGCTCGGGAATCTTGCCTTCTGATTCATTGACAATGATCTTTGTTACTTTAGCAGCATCAACAAACAACCACTTTTTGGTTTCTGGGTCACGGACAAAAAAGCAGTCACCATACTTGAATGCGTTACGCAGTATGCGGAAGATCCTAGTTTCAAAACTGTTCTGTTTGCACCACTTCTGTAGGCTGTCTTTGAGTATTTTTACTTCTGTGGCAGTGGGCTCACCACGAAAAAATGTGTGGAATGGCGTGGCATTCTCTTTGTCTTTCTGTGTGCAAAATTCTGTGAGTATGTCCAGAGCTGCATTGACTTCTGAGTCCATGTCCATAGTGTCGTACTGCATGTATCGTTCGATGCGATTAGGTGAACCTGCATAGACATCAGGTAGATAACTGGAATAATTAGCACGGGCAGGACCCGGACGGCCGCGACCGCTGATTGGACTCATGCTGCCGCTGGTGTTGTCTATGTTAACAGGTGTGAAGTACTTTTTCCAGCTCATGATTTGTATACGTCTTTGTTGAGACTTCTAGTTGCAGAGACAGTTTCATTGGTGTTGTGTGCGACTGTATAGGTATATTTTACAAGTGTAGCCATCTTATTATTTAACTCCGTTAGCAGTGCCGAAAAATTTTCTTGAGGAGGTAGATCTGGGGGCGGCTTTGCCGCGGCTGCTGCGGCTGCTGCTTGTTTTTCCTGAGTCGCTTTGGTTGCATCTGCTTCCATCTGCGTTCTAGCTGCACCTGCTTGAGCTTGTTGTGCACCTGCAGGTGTTGTTGGGGTTACCGGTGTAGCAGGCACAAATGAACTGCCTTCACGTTCAGCAAACTTTTTCAGTTGTTTATTTGTGCCT